TGGCGGTCCAGATCGTCGATGCCGGCCATGTGCAGATGATCGGCCAGCATCTGTGCGGTGGTGCCGCGGGGCCCGGGCAGATCGCAGCAGATCCAGTGGTCCACGTGATTGGCCAGATGGGCAATGACACCGTCGATGTCCTGCTGCAGCCGCTCACGGCGCACGAAGTGACCGCCCGCTTCCTCATAGCGCTCGTGAGGAATGCCGGCGGCCTCCAGCGCCCTCCCGAAGTTCCTCTGCGTCGGCAGAACCCGTTTCTCGTTCGAGTCGATAAAACTCGTCCCGGAGACGAGGAAGATGCGCTTACCCCGATATCTCTCGACATTCTCCATCGGGTTGTCGGCGCTCACGCGCGCCTCGGCCCAGGGTGCCCCGTAGACCATGCCGCCCCCGAGCTCGGCCTTCAGCGGTGGGAGGGGTGGCATCCCTCATGGTAGGACGCCGACCTCGCCGTGGCCGCTTCCTTGAGGACGGCCCGCACGCCGTTGAGGTGACTGTCGCCGTCGTCAAGGAGGGGCGCACAGGGCGCCGTTACGAGCGTGGCGAGACTTTCTATGTTGACAAGGTTCTCGTGCAGCCGTCGGCGGGTAACGCGTTGAAGGCGACCGAGAACCGGGACATCCGCGGCGACTTGACGGATGAGACTACTCTCAAGGTGATGGGCACCGGCCGGAAGTGGCCTGGCGGCCCCCACTCGTGGGTGAAGGTTCTCCGGGGCCCGGCTTCTTTGGAGGGGAAGACGTTCCAGCAGGCTGGTGAGCCGCTCACCTATGACGCTTCCCCGATGACCCGCCATTGGGCGGTCAGGTGTGACACGTTAGGGACGGTGGCGAAATGATTCACGTGGAGGACAACAAGAAGACTCACGAGGAGATCGCTGCCGTGGTCTCCCGCAAGCCTGAGTTCGCGGCCGCAGCTGCGAAGGTGTTCGCTGAGGTGGAAGCTCTTGCTGCCACGCACACCAGGACCGGTGAGTATGCTGCGTCATTCTCTCTTAAACAGGGGGATGTGGACTGGCATATTGCCCCGTCCACTGACCATGATGCGGCCTTGGAGTTCGGGCACTATGTGTACCAGGACCGGCAGGGGCGACGCTGTGGCAGGGATGGCGCCCGGTACCGTACTTGGGTGCCCGGCATCAACGTGCTGCGCAGCGTTGTCCGAGACAATGGGGGGTTCTGATTGGCTTACGTGAACCCGCTGCCGTTCATTTACCGGTACCTCAGGGATGCTGCTGCCGCCGGTGCCGCCCAGTGGCCCCTCCTGGAGAAGATTGTGTGGCGCACCCACGGTGACGTGGATGACCCGATGAACGAGCTCGTGTGTCGTGTTCAGATGACGATCGCCCGCACTCACCCGTCTGGGCCGACGTTCGCGGCCACGCAGATCAGGGTCCGCCTGTACATGACTGGCCCGGATGGGGATGAGGTGTCTGATGCGAGCGACGCGCTCGTGCAGGCGGTTGAGAAAGCTTGGAGGGACGGCATGGTGACCTCCGAAGGCTGGGCTACTTACCTTGAGTGGACCCAGCTGCCCACGCCCGAAACGGACATGGGCACAACGTCCGACTACATCAACATGGTTTCGTCCCTTCAGGTGACGGCCAGGAAGGGAGCCTGATGGCTAACCTCGGAAACAGTAAGATTCAGATCGCGGGCAAGGGTCACGTCTACTACGGCGTCAATGACACTGAGGCCCCCAACCTTGACGGCTATGTCTTCGGTGACGGCACTACCCTGGAGGCTTCCGGCTGGACCTGGCTCGGAGATACCTCCAGTGAGAACCTGATCGAGTTCGACTCGGATGGTGGAGACACCTCCACCAAGCGCACCTGGGACCGTCAGGGCGTCCGCTCCACTCGTGAGGACGTCACCAACAAGGTCACCATCAACGCAGTCAACCTTGGGGAGGATGTCATGCGAGTGGCCTTCCCGGGCTCCACCTACGACCCGGTGAAGCGGGCCTGGGACATCGAGCTGGACGCCTCCAGTGAGCGAGCCATCCTCGTTGTTGTGGAGGATGGGCGCATCGTCTCCGGCTACCTGTTCCGTCGCGTTTCTCTCGCGGGTAACATGCCGGCCCTGTCTCTCGACAAGTTCACTGAGGTGAAGATCGCGGGGACTCTCCTCTCTCCCGCTTCTGGGAAGAAGCGCGTCCAGCTGCTGGAGCCCCGCACGGTCACTGGCATCGGTACTGCGAAGCCCACCATTACCGCCCTCACTCCCGCCAGTGGTGCGGCGGGCGCGAAGGTTGTCATCGCGGGCACCAACTTCGATGGTGTTCGGGAGGTCAAGTTTGGGGACAAGGCGGCTGTCTTCGAGAAGGACTCCGCGACCCAGATCACCACCTATGTTCCCAAGGGTGTTTCCGCTGGGGCGCAGAACGTGGTCGTCACCAACAACGTTGGCTCCTCCGACGCGAAGTCCTTCACCGTCAACTGACGGCCGATATACTGAGGGGGCCGCCGCCTAGGGGTGTGTGGCGGCCCCCTCTCAACACCCCTGACACCCCACGGAAGGAACCGTTATGGCTGAGAAGAAGCCCGAGAAGCTGCCCCCTCTGGAGGAAGTGGAGGGCCACGACCTGCTGCTCCCCCCGCACGCCCTGCGCCCCTCCAAGCGCATGCGCCTCATGGCCGCGGTCGAGCCCGTCATCAACGGGGAGGCCGGAGGCGACAACATGATCACCATCATGGCTGGCGTCATGGAGGCTCTTGAGGACGGTGGCGTCGTGAAGGACATGGGCGCCTGGACCGAGTTCTTCGAGAACGCTGGACTTGAGAAGGTCGTCAACCTTGTTCTGGCGTACGTGGGGGAAGCCAGCGGCGCCAAGAACTGACTGACTTCTTCGAGAGGCACCCGGATGCGGCGGCAGACTTCTGGGCTTTGTACCGGATCGACGTGTTTGGCCCGTACCGGGTATCTCTCGTGAGTCAGCTTCTTGAGCGCCTTCCTAACGAGCCTTGGAGCATGTACCGGGCGAATGAGCTGGGTGGCCCGCAGTGGTTTGGGTATTCGCAGGACTCGGAGAGGCTCCTTGAGGGCCTTGACCGTCTCGCGCTCCTGACGAAGGCTACGGCGGTCAATAAGGCTACGCTGCGGGATTCAGAGAAGATGCCTCGTCCCACAGTCTCTGGTGGCGATAGGGTACTATCTTCACAGGACACTTCTGGGGTTGCGGCCCTGTTTGCGGCCCTAGGGTAGGGGGAGTATATGGCAGGCAAGGGGACGATCGGGCGCCTCGGGGTTAAGGTTGTACCCGACCTCTCTGGCTTCGCGGACAAGCTCAAGCGTGACCTGAAGAAGATTCAGAAGCAGGTCAAGGACCTCGACATTACTTTCGAGGCTGAGGTTGAGCTCAACAAGGAGTCCCTTGAGCGCGCCCAGGAGCGGATCGGCCGCGTTGAGGGCAAGGCTGAGATCGATGTTGACCTGAAGAACGGGCAGCTTGAGGCTCTCCGGAAGAAGATTCAGGCCATCAAGTCTGAGATTCAGGTCAACGCCCACCTGTCTGAGGAGCAGAAGAAGAAGCTCCAGGAGAAGCTCGACAATGTCCGCACCCAGGTGAACCTGTCGGTCCGGCCGGGGGAGCTCGCGAAGCTCAAGAAGGACGTGGAGTCCGTCGCCGGTAACGTCAAGGCTGGCCTGACGGTGAACGAGAGGTCGCTTCGTCAGTTTCAGGCCCGTCTCAACAAGCTCAAGGCCGACATTCCCGCCAAGGTTGACCTCAATGAGGCGTCCTCTAAGGAGCTGAAGGCGCGGATCGCGGCCATCAAGGCTGACGTTGACGTGCACGCGAAGCTCTCTGAGGAGCAGAAGAAGAAGATCAAGCACGAGCTGAACAAGCTCGACGGTAAGGCCACCGTCAACGCCGACCTGGATGACGGGAAGGCCCGCTTCGACTTGAAGCGTCTCACCCACTCCAGGTGGGTTGACATTAACGTGCGCCTCGGTAAGGCGTCTGTTGCTCGTGTCGCAGCCCAGCTGAAGGCGCTCGCGGGCGGGAACGTTTTCGAGAACATTGGTCGTAACCTTAACGACTTCCTCCGCAACCTGGATACGGCGTCCGTGAAGATTGCGACCGTCGGCACTTTGATTGGTGGGGCAGTGTCGGTTATCGGTGCGGGCATGGGCGTGCTGTCGTCCTTGACGGTGGGGTTGGCGAAGTCCACTCCAGCATTGTTGGCCCTGCCGGGCATCTTTGGTGCCGCCGCAGCTGGTGCCGGGGTCTTGATAGTCGCATTGAAGGACGCGAAGGATGTTCTCGGCGATCTTAGCCCCGCGTTCAGTAATCTCCAGAAGCAGATTTCCTCCTCGTACTGGGCGGAGGCGGCTCAGCCGATCCGTGACTTCGCGAACATTGCGATCTCGGAGCTTACTCCGGCGCTTCAGGGTGTTGCCTCCACACTGGGGTCGATGACGGCCGCTATCGCCACTGCCGCCACGGGGCATATTGCTGGCTTCCAGCAGTCCCTCTCCTACCTGACGGAGGCCCTGTCGATCGGTTCTACGGGGGCGGCATCGTTCACTAACGGCATCCTCACCATGGGGGAGGTTGGGGCGAAGTATCTGCCGAGCATTGCCCAGTGGGCGAACAACCTGGCTGCCTCGTTTGAGGCGTGGGCTACTAAGGCCGCCGAGTCAGGGAAGATGGATCAGGCGATCCAGTCGGCCGCGAAGGCGTTCGGCACAATGAAGGATATCGTCTTTGACCTTGGTGGGATTGTTGCGGGGCTCTTCAATGCGATGGCTAAGGGGTCTGCCCCGATCGACTCGATCGCTACGGCCTTGGATAGGGCTAATGCGGCGGTCAATGGGCCCCTGTTTCAGTCGACTTTGAGCAGCTTGTTCTCCTCTATGGCGGATGCGGCCGGTAAGGCGTTCGAGGGTGTGGGGAAGCTTGGTGGCGCGTTCGTCTCCCTGGAGCCCACTCTCGCCTTGATCCTCCCGATGATTGGGGAGACGCTTAAAACGGCGCTCACCGGTATTGCTGCCGCCTTGGAGAATCCTGCCTTCCAGAGCGGGCTCGCCGACTTCTTCAATGGCGTGCTTACTGCCGTGCAGGCCCTGGCCCCGGCTATGCCTGCCCTGGGTGAAGCGTTCGGGGCTATCGCCTCGGTTGCTGGCACCCTGTTGGCGGCTATCGCCCCCCTGGTTGCTCAGCTCGTTGAGGGCCTGGCCCCGATCCTTCAGCAGCTGGTGCCGATCATCACCCCGATCATTGAGCAGCTGTCGGCGGCCCTCATGCCGATAATGCAGGCCCTGTTCCCGGTGATCTCAGAGTTGGTCACTCAGTTGGGGCCGGTCATTGTTGACTTGCTGTCTCAGATTCTCCCGATCCTTGTCCCGATCATTCAGCAGCTGGCTTCGGTCTTGATTCCCACGATTCAGCTGGTCGCCCAGGTCATGAAGGACATGATACCCGTCACGGTCGCCGCATGGAAGCTGCTGTCGGATGTGATTACGGTGGCGGTCGACCTCATCAAGGGAGTTATCCAGGTCGCTCTTGGTATTATTAAGGGGGACTGGTCCACGGCCTGGGAGGGCATCAAGAACATTGGTGTCGGGATTTGGGAGGCGATTAAGGTCGCGTTCAACTCCTTCGGTGGCCTGCTTGTGGCGTCCGCGATTTCTATGGGGAAGCTGATGTTGGCGGCGATCCAGGCCGCATGGAACTGGATGGTGTCTACGATCACCAGTGGTATCAGTTCAGCTAAGAACATCGTCAGTAGTGGCTGGTCGTGGATCGCCAGCATCACCCCGTCCATGTGGAGCGGCATTGTGAGCACTGTCTCCAACTGGATAGGCAATATGATGAACTTCGTCACTAGCATCCCGTCGAAGATCAAGGGCGTCTTCACTGGGGCGGCGTCTTGGCTGTGGAATGCCGGTAAGGACGTCATTCAGGGATTCCTTAACGGCATCAACTCCATGTTCTCCTCTGTGAAGAACAAGCTGTCGTCCCTGACTGACATGCTCCCGTCCTGGAAGGGCCCAGCTCCGGTTGATAAAGTTATCTTGAAGGATGCTGGCCGCCTGGTTATGCAGGGGTTCATCCATGGGCTGGAGTCGCAGTATGGGGCTGTCAGGAAGTCTTTGGAGGGTTTCACTGACGACCTCGCCGATGATGTGTCGCCCGATATTGCAGCATCCGTGTCGGCCTCGTTTGAGAAGTCTAAGCCTTCTCAGAAGGCCCTAAATGAGATCGCCTCGGCCGCCCCGCAGGGCCTGGCTGGTTCTGGGAGCACAGTGAATATCACGAACTACTACCCTACGAAACAGAGTGACTCGAAGACGCGGGATGATGTCGCCGACGGTATCCGCCTCGCGTCCAGCATCTAGGATGGTTCCATGAGTAGCGAGTACTACCTGAATGGGGTTGACCTGGACCAGCCGGGGAGGTGGCGGGTCATGCATGGGACGCTTCTGCCTGAGGTGCCCTCCCCTCGCCTGGAGTCCACGGATGTGCCGTTCCGTAGTGGCATCATCGATGGTGCCGGCCAGAAGGTTGGCACCTTCAAGGTGACGGTCGCGTTCATGGTTGAGGGCGCCGACAGGGGGGAGCTGGATCGTAACTGGTATGCCCTGGTGGCTCGCCTGCGCGCCTCGAACCGGCTGGCCGCCTTGCAGCATCGCCCAGCTGGGGCTGCCCCCAAGGAGGCCACCGTGAGGCTCGTGAGCCTCTCCCAGCCGGCCTGGAGGTACGGCGAATGGGTCATTGACACTACAGCCGTCTTTGAGGCCGTGGAGGGCGTCTGGAAGGATGCTGTGCCGGTGGAGGCGAACCTGTCTGACCTGTCTGCCTTTAAGGGTGGGGCTGCCCCTATTACGGACGCGCTCCTGCGTCTGTACCCCACCTCGAATCTGGTGACGGTCAAAGACAAGGAGTCTGGCACTGTTCTCACATGGAGGGGCAGTGTAACTGGGGGGCAGAGGCTCCTAGTCGACGTGGCCCACTACGAGGCCTGGAAGATCGACGCCGACCGATGGGAGGCGGGCAGTGGGGCGCAGGACGCCTCCGCCGGGCTGAGCATGTCCTCGGGAGGCTTCCGGCTCACCCCAGACAGTGAAGGGAATGTCTCAGTGGAGATCACAGGGGGGACCGGAGTGATCCGGGCTAGGAGGGCCTACTGATGCGCAGAGACTTCTTCCCGGGCTTCCAGCTCCGGGCTGTTGCCTACGAGGTGCAGGGGGAGCGGGTCGGCGTCGTCCCTGACGTCCTGGAGATGACGGTCACCACGCCCCGGGGGAAGACCCCCACCCTGTCCATGTCCTACGCCCCTGGCCCCAACGCCGTCCGCGGCAGCGTCCTGGAGCGCGAGGTCGAGGTGGCGATAGAGGCCACCTTCGACGGGGTCGCATGGGAGGAGCTACCGGACGCCCGGTTCGTCACCCAGAAGACCGAGCACAACCTCGTCAACGACGGCACGAGCTCCCGCCACGTGGAGGCCATCCACGTCAGCGACTACCTGAAGGAGGCCCTTGTCTGGGAGGTCCCAGAGGTCGCGAAGGACAAGGACGGCAAGTACAAGTTCCTGTCCCGCAACGCGGGCACAATCATTGGCACTGTCTGGCAGGCCGCCACCGCTAGGGGCTGGGGGCGGGGCCTTACCCTCGGCGCGGACACCGCGAACGACTCCGCGAACCAGAAGTGGGCGAAGGTCGTCACCCTCTACTTCGACCCAACGATCAGTATCCTCCAGATCGTTGACTCTCTGCGCAACCTCGGCATGATCGACACAGTGTGGCGGGGCCGCACCCTGAACCTGTACAACGCCGACACCAGCCAGACCAGGGACCTCACCGCCACAACCAGGTGGCCGCTCGCCACAACCCTCACTGGGGCCCCAGAAGCCGCCACATGGGCGGACATGTGCACGGACGTGCTCGTGAAGGGCGAGGGAGGGAAGACGTGGCTCATCCACAACGACTCCGCCCCCAAGACCATGCGCAGGGTCGAGAAAGTCGTCGAGGCGGGGGGTGTCGAGCTCCTGGCCACCGCGAGGCTCGTGGCTGAAGCCACCCTGAAGTCCGGCGCCCATGTCAGCGAGGAGATCAAACGCGAGTGGGTCGCTACCGACGTGCACCTCCTCCCCTGGGCCGACTATCGGCTCGGCGATTGGATCATGGTGGAGCGCGAGGGCGGCATGGAGAAGCTTCAGGTCGCCCAGATTAGCGTCACCCAGAAGGGCGACAAGGTGGTTGGGCACACCACCTTCGGGACTGTCCTGGATAGCCTCCTGGGGCGTCTTACGAAGCGCACTAAGGGCATCGTGGGGCTCGCCTCCACGTCTGGTAGCGGGGTGCGCCCCACCACGCCGACGTCGAAGTACTGGCCTCTCCCTCCGCAGGGGCTCGTGGGTTCTAGCCGCGCCGTCATCAATGAGATGGGTTGGGCGCAGGCCCTCGTCGACCTCCAGTGGGCGAAGGTAGACTCAGACACCCTGGGCAGTAAGGTCGACGTGATCGCCTACGAGGTGTCATGGCAGCTGACCCGCTTCGGCACCAGCATTGCCGGGACTCTCACAGTCAAGGGCGCAGACGCCACACGGGCCGCCGTGGGGCCCCTCTATCCAGGCACGGAGTACCGGTTCTGGGTGCGCGCCCAAACAAACGACGGGGTGGGCGCCTGGTCGCAGCCTCTCGTTTTGACGACGGCGACTGACACGGAGCCGCCCCCCGTCCCATCGAAGCCGCAGCTGTCCCAGTCGCTCGGCGTCCTGGAAGTGTACTGGGACTATGCGGGCAGGGACGGCCAGAACATGCCCGACGACTTCGCCGGGGTGCAGGTGTCTGTCCAGCACCCCGGCCGCCCCGCCTCCCGCGTCACCGACATGATCACCCCCATGCAGCGGACCTCGATAGCAGGCCTGGAGATACGCGACTATGAGGTGTGCCTCCGCTCCTACGACAGGGCGGGCAACAAGTCCGACTGGGGCCCTACTGCGACGATCAAGCTTGAGCAGAACATTGACGCTGACGCGATCGCGAAACAGGTCGAGGAGAAGATCAAGAACAGTGACGCTATGCAGCAGGCGGCCAGGGAGGGGACCCTCAAGGAGATGAAGCATCTCACTGAGGCAATGACCCAGGTGGCCACGAACCTGGTTGATTCCGGCCCGGTCCCACCTGACTCAGGTAAAATCGGTTCCAGCATGTGGGTCGCCCCCGATGGGCGAATTTTCGTCCTCAGAGCAGAAGGAGATAAGTGATGCAGCCCTATACTGCGGCGAAGCAGTGGCGTGACGGTTTCGGGGCTAATGAGACCCGCATCACCGCGGCCGACCTTACGCACATTGAGGACGGTATCAGTGCCGCTACGCAGGGCGTGACCAACGTTGAGACTACTGTCAACAGCCTAACCGGCCGTGTAGCCTCCGCGGAGAACAAGGCCAAGACCACAGACTCAACCATCGCCTCCACGAAGAGTGACCTGGAGGCGAGCATCCTGAAGGCTGTCCCGATCGGGACCATCGTCATGTGGGCCACCAGCACCCCGCCGGAGGGGTGGCTGCTGTGTAACGGGAAGGAGGTCAGTCGCACCGCCTACACGGAGCTGTTCAAGGTGCTGGGCACTTCTGTCGGAGCCGCCGGCAGCTCCTCGTTCAAGATTCCGGACCTGAGTGGCCGGTTCCCCCTCGGGACCAGCAATACCCACAACCTCCACTCCACGGGAGGCGCTGAGACGCACACACTGACCGTCGTCGAGATGCCGGCCCACGACCACGGCATCGGAGGAAATATTGTTCAGCGTGGTTCCGGTGGCGATGCATTCCGGGAGCTCGCAGGCACATACCCCGGCGGCAGTAACCCCTCCAGCCAGAGAGTGGGCGGGGGGCAGCCTCACAACAACATGCCCCCCTACTACGGCATCAATTTCATTATCCGCGCGAAGTGACCAGGAAGGAGGTAGGCCATGCCTGGACCCCGCAATCTAAGCGAGGCTGACCCGCAGGCTCGGGG